AACCCTAAAGCTAAATTACAAATTAATTTTTCACAACCTACAAATTATAAATTACATAGAAATCAATATCAGATTGGTTATACTCCATGGGAATCAACAGTTATTCCAGAATCGTGGAGAGAAAAAATAAATTCTTGCGACGAGTTTTGGACAACATCTCAATGGTGTAAAGATGTATATGAGAATAATGGATTTAAGGTATCTAATGTTTTTCCGCATGGCATAGATCCAATCTGGTCACCTAAAAAACGTGAGTCTACAAATGTTGTAAAGTTCTTGCATGTTGGAGAACCAGCAGAAAGAAAAGGCGGACAAGATACAGTAAACGCATTTATAAAAGCGTTTGGAAATAATCCTAATTATACATTAACAATAAAGGCTCATAAATCTAGTGTTCTTAGAGTATACGATAAAGATGGAAGTATTCTTGGACTTCCCCACGAAATGTATAGTAATATTAAATTAGATGAAAGAGATTTAGAGGATAACGAACTAGTAGACATGTATCATCAACATGATGTTATGATCTATCCTACTTATGGAGAGGGATTTGGATTTATTCCATTCCAGGCTCTTGCAACAGGTATGCCAGTTATATCAACACACGACTGGGCAGATTACAAAAAATATTTAGGACCTCTAAAGTTAAACTCTACACTTATAGATTCTCCATGGGATGTTATGCATCCTGGAAAAGTTTACAAGCCAGATAGCAATCATTTAGTTAGTTTAATAGAAGATGCAGCAATTAATTTTAAAGCATATTCTGGATACTATTATGCTCAGTCAACTGAAATACATAAAGAATATAATTGGGATCAGTTGACCAATAAAGCATTTGAAGAAGTATTTAAAAAAATATCATAACCCCTTCCCCTTTAGATTAAAGTTTGGTAGAATTAGACTTCAACTAAAAAATCATAAACCGCAGGGCGGAGAAAAGGTGTTATTTAAAAATGTCAAGAACTATTGAAAACCCATACGAAAATTTTATTGCTTTGTCACGTTATGCAAGATGGATTCCAGAAGAGAATCGCCGTGAATCATGGGGAGAAACAGTAGACAGATATTTTGAGTTTATGCTAGATCGTCTTTTCAAAGAACATGCATACGAACCAGAATCAAAGTTAATTGAAGAGTTAAAGTCTGCAGTTTTTAATAGAAATGTTATGCCGTCAATGAGATCTGTAATGACTGCAGGCGCTGCATTAGATCGTGACAATGTTGCTGGGTATAATTGTTCGTTTGTTCCAGTAGATTCTCCACGTTCGTTTGATGAAACAATGTATATTCTTATGTGCGGTACTGGAGTTGGATTCTCTGTTGAATACAAGTATGTTAATAAGCTTCCTGCTATTCCAGAAGCCCTTGAAAAATCAGATACAGTAATTGTTGTAGAAGATTCAAAACAAGGTTGGGCTAAGGCATACCGTGAACTGCTTGCTTTGCTATGGACTGGACATATCCCAGCAATTGATGTTTCAAAAGTTCGTCCAGCAGGTGCAAGACTTAAGACAATGGGTGGTCGTTCGTCTGGACCACAACCACTAATTAATCTTTTTGATTTTACAATTGCAAAATTTAAAAATGCAGTAGGCAGACAACTAAAGCCTATTGAGGCACATGATATTATGTGTAAGATCGGTGAAGTTGTTGTTGTTGGAGGCGTTCGTCGCTCAGCAATGATTTCTCTTTCTAATATTAACGATATTGAAATGGCCGCAGCAAAGTCTGGTAACTGGTGGGAAAATAATACTCAACGTGCACTTTCAAATAACTCTGTTGCTTATTCACGCAAGCCAGAGATGGAACAATTTATAGCAGAATGGAAAAATCTTTATGATTCAAAGTCAGGAGAACGAGGTATATACAATGTGGCCGCAGCTCAAGCCCAAGCAGCCAAGTATGGAAGAAGAGATCCAGATATTCACTATGGAACTAACCCATGCTCAGAAATTATCTTACGTCCTTACCAGTTTTGTAATCTTTCAGAAGTCGTATTACGTGAAAAAGATACAAATGAAGATGTTGCAAATAAAGTCCGCCTTGCAACAATTCTTGGAACTTGGCAATCAACGCTAACAGACTTTAAATACCTTCGTAAAATTTGGAAGGACAATACAGAAGAAGAAAGATTACTTGGAGTTTCATTAACAGGACAATTTGGACACAAGTTCTTTTCTGGAAAACAGGGTCTTGATAAGCTGGAAGATGCATTGTCTAGACTTCGTGAGTATGCTCGTGAAGTTAATAAAGAAGAGGCTGGGAAAATTGGGATTCCTGAGTCTGCAGCTATTACATGCGTAAAGCCTTCTGGTACAGTGTCTCAATTAGTCGGGGTATCTTCAGGAATGCATCCTTGGCATTCACCATATTATATTCGTACAGTTCGTGGCTCAAAGGGAGATCCAATTTCTACATTTTTAAAGGAAGTTGGAATTCCAGTAGAAGATGATGTTATGAAGCCAAACGACACATACGTATTTTCATTTCCAGTTAAAGCACCAGAAGGTGCAATTGTTAGAAATGATTTAACAGCATTAGATCACCTAAATACATGGTTGGTATACCAACGTGCATGGTGTGAGCACAAGCCATCAATTACAGTTTCTGTAAAAGAAGAAGAATGGATGGAAGTTGGTGCTTGGGTGTATAAGCATTTTGATGAGGTTTCTGGAATTTCATTCTTGCCGCATTCAGATCACTCTTATAAGCAGGCTCCGTATCAAGAAGTAACAAAAGAAGAATACGAGGATCTCCTTGCCAAAATGCCAAAAAACATTCGCTGGGAAGATTTATCTTTTTATGAGACAGAAGATGGAACATCTATTAACTCTACGCTAGCATGCAGTTCAGATGGAAATTGCGAATTAGTAGACATTTCCGCTTAAGAGGTATATAATAAACATTGGGGTAAAACCCAAAATTCCTGGGCACAGGGCCCAGAAATAAGGAGGATCTTATGCCAAAGCAAGATCTTAACAATGATGGAAAGGTAACAATGCAAGAAAAAATTCTAGCAGCGTTAGCAAGCTATGGTCGTCACTTTTTAGGTGCTGCCATTGCTCTTTACATGACTGGAAATACTGACCCAGGAGATTTAATCAAGGGTGGTATTGCAGCTTGTCTACCAGTTATTTTGAAGGCACTTAATCCAAACGAAAGCTCATTTGGGTTCACAAAGAAGTAAAAAATAGTAACAGATTAGGATAGCTCCTATGCTAAAATTGGCATAGGAGTTTTCCTATTTAGGAGATTTAGCAAATGGCAGGACAAAAAAATTGGGAAGTGGATCAAAACACTACCTTTACATTTACCGTTGAATATAAAGACAACGACGGAGATCCAATCAATCTTACAGACTGTTCAGCAAAATTACAGGTAAGAGATACAAAGGGCGGAAGCAAGCTAGCCTTTAGTCTCACATCACCTGCTGGCGGAATAATCATTGATGAGCCAAGTGGTAAATTAACAATTAAGATGACCCCTACTCAAACTAATAAATTATTCTATCCAAAGTCTTCATATGACCTTATGTTAACCGATAGCAATTTAAATAAAACTAAATTGCTTGAAGGATATATAACGTTGAGCAGATCGGTAACCATTTGATGCCAATAAACAATAACAATAACCCAACAGTAGTAGTAACTGAACAGACTAATAAAATTGTTTTAAATACACCTGGTCCTCAAGGACCTAGAGGAAAAACAATTCTGAATGGAAATGGTGTTCCAGCAGATAACCTAGGCTTTGAAGGCGATTTTTATTACGATAAACAAACAACTAGATTCTATGGGCCAAAACCCAACGACGCTTCTTGGGCAGGAGCAACTAATTATTTACTCAGTACAAGCACCCTCACATACCCTTTCTCAATCAATCAAGTTGTAAATGCAGGATCCTACCACTACCTTGAAATAGTGCACAATATGGGCTACAACCCAAATGTAACTGTCAAGAACAGCGCAGGCGATATATTAGAAACAGGAATAGACTATAATAGTATTAACAAAATTACACTGACAATGGCTCAACCATTCGGTGGGACAGCATACCTGTCTTAAAGGAGATATAGCACATGGCAAGATTATTTGTAACTGACATAAATCTGAATAAGAATGAACTTCAGAATGCCAGAATTCAGGGGCTTTCATCAGCTCCATCTAGTCCAGTAACTGGACAGATTTATTATGACACATCAAACAACACGATGTATTACTACAATGGACTTGCATCACCAAATGGTCCATGGATGCCAATGTCTGGCTCCACAGAAGTTATACAAGATGTTATTGGTTCATCTATCGTTGGCGGAGTTGGTTTAACATCAACATACGGCGATCCAGCTGGAACAACAACAATTGATTTGGATAATACAGCGGTAACAGCTGGCAACTATGGTTCACAAACAAAGATCCCAACATTTACAGTAGATGCTCAAGGTCGCTTAACAGCCGCAGGCGAAGTAGATGTAGCAACAATACTTACAGTTAATGGAGACACTGGAACAACTGGTATTTCATTACTAACAGAAGGATTGCAAGTATCTGGTGGAGAAGGAATTGATGTTGCTGTAACAGAAAACACAGTTACCATATCAGCAGAAGATGCAACTTCATCAAATAAAGGTGTTGCAAGTTTTGATTCAACAGATTTTACAGTAACATCAGGTGCAGTAACATTAAATGCAGAAAGAGTTCAAGACATTGTTGGTGGAATGGTTTCATCAAATACAGAGTCTGGAATTTCTGTTACATACGATGATACTAATGGAAAGCTTGATTTTGATACAAATGATTTTGATATTACTCTTACAGGAGATGTAACAGGTACTGGAACAGTAACTAATCTCGGTAACGTAAGTTTTGCAGCTACAATTCAGCCAAACTCAGTAGAACTTGGAACTGATACAACTGGTAATTATGTAGCAACAATTTCTGGAACAACAAATGAAATTACAGTTTCTGGTTCAGGCACAGAGAGCGCAGCCGTAACAATTGGTTTACCAGATGACGTAACAATTACCAACAACCTTAATGTTGGCGGAGACTTAAACGTAGCTGGTGTAATTAATACAGTTAACTCTACACAGGTTAACATTTCAGATAATAAGATTAATCTTAACTCTGACATGCCAGAGTCTAATGCACCATCACTAGATGCTGGAATTGTTGTACACCGTGGATTAGAAGCAGATGCTGAAATCTTATGGAGCGAGACAGCAGATAAGTGGCAAGTTGGCCTTCAGGGTGGATATTATCACGACATAGCACGTACATGGAAGTCTGATATTACCACAACAGAATCAGCACCATTTACTTTTTACGCAGATCACAACCTAGGAACAAGAGACGTAACAGTTCAGGTTTATGCAACTGCATCTCCATACAATCAGGTAGAATGTGATGTAGATCACACCTCCACATCAAGAGTAACACTGACATTTGCGTCCCAACCAACAGCTGGAGCATACAGAGTTGTTATTGTAGGATAACAGATGACAAAAAAATTCTTAACTCCTATAGCACCACCAGCACTTGCTACAGATCCTTCAGTGGCAACCCCTGGTGCAATCTATTACAATAGTGCAACTGGTAAATTAAGAATTTATTCTGGATCATCATGGGGAAATGTAGCCACAGGTGTTGCGGTTTTACCAGAACCACCAGCTACTCCCACATTAGGAGAGTTGTACTTTGATACATCAGAAAATACATTTAAAGGATATAATGGACAAGTTTGGTATGATGTTGCAGGACCAAAAGAAATTCTTGAGCACACACACAGCCAGTCAACAGGTATTGTTGAAGAAGTAACTTATGGTGAGTATGTTGATGATTCTAGAATCTTTGCATCTTCAGGCAGTGCTAGTTCAAGTTTTATAGATACTTATATTGACGGGGGTAATGCAAGTGGCAATTAGAATTCAATTACGAAGAGATACCGCAGCAAATTGGGTTTCAGCAAATCCAGTATTAAGAGCAGGCGAAATTGGTATTGAAACAGATACCCTTAAGTTTAAAATAGGTAATGGTTCTACATGGACAGCCACAACTAGTTATGCAAACGTAACTCCTTCTGGATTAACCAATAGTCTTGGTGACTACATCCTCGTAGCAGATCAAGGAACTCCTGGAGGCCCAGCAGAATTAGATTCAAATGGCGATTTAATAATTCCAGAAAACTCAATCATTTTATGGAACGATCAGGCTCACGACTATACAACAACATTAACTGCTACAGAGCCAACTGCAAATAGAACAATTACTCTTCCAAATAGTTCTGGAACAGTAGCATTAACATCAGATATTTCAACCGCTGTCAGCAATTTAGTAGACGGGGCACCTGGCCTACTAGACACATTAAATGAATTAGCAGCTGCAGTTAATGACGATCCAACATTCTTTACAACAGTTGCAACAAATTTAACTAACCACGAGGCAGATACAACAAATATTCACGGTATTGCAGATACATCTAAACTTCTTACAACAGATGGAACACAAACCGTTACAAACAAAACTTTAAATTCCCCTAAAATTAATGAGGATGTGGCTTTAACAGCAAGCTCTACAGAGTTAAACATCCTTGACGGTGCAACACTATCTACAACAGAACTTAATTATGTAGACGGTGTAACATCTTCTATACAAACACAATTAAACAGTAAGGCGTCATCAACTGACTTATCTACCCACGAATCTGATACAACCAATATTCATGGTATTGCAGACACAGCAGAATTGGCAACCAAAGCATTTGCAGCAGAACTACTTACAAATGCTACAAAGTCTAATATATCAATTACAGGAGATAAAAACGGACTTACTATTACTGCTGAAAATGGAGTGGCGGACTCTACAACAGATGCCTTGGCTGAAGGTGGTACAAATAAATACTTTACAGATGACAGAGCACAAGATGCTGTAGCAGCCGCTTTAGCAGCTGGCACACACACAAATATTTCAGTATCTTATGATGATGTAGCAAATTCAATTTCTTTAACTGGAGCAGTAACATATACAGATGAAAATGCTCAAGACGCAGTAGGAAATGCAGTTGGAACAGGTCTTTCTTATAACGATACAACTGGAGCAATTTCTGTAACTCCAAACACATACGACGCATTTGGAGCAGCTTCTGCAGCACAAACAAATGCAATAGCTCACGCTGATGCCCTTACCACTTCAGACATTGCAGAAGGAACAGCGCTTTATTTTACAGATGAAAGAGCTCAGGATGCTATCGGAACCGTAGTCGGTAACGGTCTTGACTATGATGATACTACAGGAGCAATTTCTGTAGATCCTTCAGAATTTTCATTAAATTCTGTTGGGGCACCAACTGGTGATGTAACTTTAGCAACATACAAAATAACAAATCTTGGAACACCAACGGCTTCTACAGATGCAGCAACTAAAGCTTATGTAGATTCGGTAACAGAAGGGTTACACATACACCCGTCTGCGGTAGCAGCTACTACAGGAAACATATCGTTTGCAACTTCTGTTGGAGATGTAATTGATGGTGTTACTTTAGCTGCAGGAAATCGTATTTTAGTAAAGAATCAAAACACACCTAGCGAAAATGGTATTTATGTTATAAATGATGGCGCAATGATGTCTCGTGCCACAGACTTTGATTCCCCATCAGAGGTTGATGGCGGAGACTTCATCTTTGTCACTGGTGGTACAGTTAATGACAATACAGGCTGGGTTCAAACATCAACGAGTGTTGTTACAATTGGGACAGACCCAATAACATTTACTCAATTTTCAGGAGCTGGTACATATTTAGCTGGAAATGGCTTAAGCCTTACTGGAAATACTTTTAGTATTAATACAGGAACAACTGTAGATTTAAACACAGCTCAAACTCTGACAAATAAAACTTTAACGTCTCCAGTTATTAATACCCCAACTGGAATTACAAAATCTGACGTAGGTTTGTCTAACGTTGATAATACTTCAGATGCTAACAAACCAGTTTCAACAGCACAGCAGACAGCTCTTAATTTAAAGGCAAATCTTGCGTCACCTACATTTACAGGAACTGTAATACTTCCAAATAATACAGTTACAAATGCAATGCTTGCAGGATCTATTGCAAATAATAAGTTGACAAATTCAAGCATTATTATGTCAATAGGTCTAACCGATACCACAGTAGCTCTTGGAAGCACTTATCAAATACCAAGCGCAACTCCAGACCTTCCTGGTTTAGTATATGGTGTAGTTGATACATTTAATAATAATACTGGTGTCGGAGAGTTTGTATTAGGAAACCTAACTTCGGGTGCTAATAACTCTGCGCTAGGACTAGATGCATTAAGTGCAGTTCAAGAAGGTTCAGATAACGTAGCTGTTGGATCTGGTGCTGCGGGACAATTGTTGCTCGGAAATCAAAACGTTGCGCTTGGAACATTGGCTGGAGCTGCAATTACTACTGGATCAAATAACATTGTTATTGGATATAACGCAGCAACTACTGCTGTAAATACAAGTAATCAAATTGTATTAGGAAACTCTTCAATAACAAGCTTTAGAATTCCAGGACTAGGGCTAGATGTAAATGCATCTAACAAAATAGTCACTGAAACAAATACAACAACTCTTACAAATAAAACATTAAACAGTGTTATTATTAACGGGGTTGATTTTGGAAACACTCCAATATCTGTAGCAGCGCCTATAGATGACGAGCATGCAGTAAATAAGGCATATTTGGCAAACCAAATTGCCTCATCAGTTGGATCCGATATATATCCGCTGGACGACATTTCCGTCTATTTTGACGGATCTGAGTCAAGATTCCAGCTAACATATGACGGAGAGGTATTTATACCACAAAATCCTTACAAGCTTTTGATAACGATTAATGGTATACTACAGATATTGGGAAACCAAGAAAAACATTGGCTAAGTTTGATTCCATCCGATGGATATTTCTTCGATAATGATGGATTTGTACAGTTCGGCGAACCCGTTCCAGTAGGATCTAAATTTGAGGCAAGATACATGTCGGGTCCAGAGAGTCAATCAGCTAAAAAATCAATTTATCCATTTAGAGCAGTGGATATACAATTAGGAGATTAGAATATGGCAAGAAAAGTAATTCTAGAAACACACTACACATTTACACCTTCAACAAAGACAATTTCAATTCCGAAGACAATTCTTCGTGAAAGATTGTTGTTGATTACAAACGTAACAACCAATCAGGTTATTTATAATTTTTCAGATCCTAGCTTGGGATGCACTTCATACAATACAAGCACAAGCTCAGCAATGGTGGAAAACACTACGCTTGTTCTAGAATACAATACAGCATCAATGAGTTCTACTGATAAACTTCAGATTACAATTGATGACCATTCAGAAACATTTATGCCAGCAGAGGTTTTGTTAGACACAACAAATAAGCTTCGTGTCACTCAGCCACAGGCTCTAATTGATACCGACTTTGAGTATGGTATTCAGCAAACAAAATGGGAAAACTTGGGACTTTATAACAACAGACCATATTCTTATGCTCGCCCAACTCCAATCCCAAACATTTCTGCAATTAGCTTTCCTAATAACTCAAAAACAGTTTCAATAACACTTAGCTCTGGTGTTGCCCCAGCAAACGGAACTTCAATTACCGTAGTTGACACTTATCTAACAGCTGCAAATGGTAACTTTATTATTGAGTCAGGTGGCGGAGGATCAACATTTAGCTATACAGCAAATGCTGTAAACCGAAGTGGAATTGAAGCAATTCTAGATCCAAATAAGACACTTGTTGTTCAAGGAGATGTCTTTACTGGATCAGCAATTGGCGGAAGCCCTTCATTTACATATAGCGGAAGAAAAATTACCGTAACAACAACAATTCCTCACGGACTTGCGATAGGTAATGAAATTGTAGTAATTGGTGCAACAGCAACAACTAACCCTCCAAATGGTAATCAAGAGGTTGCTCAAATTACTGGCCCACAAACATTTTCTTACTATCACGCAGTAGCCCCAACAGGAACTGTTGGCGGTGGAGCAATAATTTATGTAAGACCACAATCACAGTTTGCACATAGACCAAATGACGGCGGAGTTATCTTTGGAACAAATGCTGGTTCAAATTATGCATCATGTATTCGTCAAACTCGACGTTACTTTAGATATCAATCTGGTAAGGGCCTACAGGCTTCTTCTGGTACAATTCTAAAGCCTTATGCAGGAATTGAAAATATCCAAAGCAACGGTACAGTTGTTGTAACAGTTCAAACAAAAGAAAAGCACAATTTACAGCCAGGAACTATGATTAAGATTGGCGGATGTACTCAGACAGAATACAACGGAACATTTGAAATTCAAAGCGTAATTTCTGATGATAAGTTCCAGTATAACGCACTGTCTATACCTTCATCTTCAATTGCAACAGGAGACTTTTTTGCTTCTGTAGAGTCATGGTATGGATGCCAAAATAGACTTGGAATGTTTGATAATCAAAACGGTCTATACTGGGAGTACGATGGAACTACACTAAATGCAGTTCGCAGAAACTCTACATTCCAGCTATCTGGAAAAGTAAATGCTAACTTTGGTGGAGCAACCATCACACAGTCAAGTGCTTACTTCCCAACATTTTTCTCTAAGCAATTAATCCCAGGAGATTATATTGTAATTAGAGGACAGTCTTACAAAGTTATTGCAATTCAAAATGATACATCTATGACTATTAGCCCTGCTTATCGTGGTGCTACTACTCAATTTGCAATAATTTCAAAAACTCAAGAAACAAAAATTCCACAGTCATCATTTAATATTGATAAGCTAGATGGAACAGGACCATCTCAATACAATATCGATCTTTCAAAGATGCAGATGTTTTATATTGACTATACTTGGTATGGAGCTGGTTTCGTACGTTGGGGTGTAAGAGGTCCGAAGGGTGACGTTATTTATTGCCACAAGATGCCAAACAATAACGTAAATACAGAAGCCTATATGCGAAGCGGAAACCTTCCAGCTCGCTACGAGTCTTCAACAACACCTCCATATACAGCAACCACACAAACTGTTTTGACCACAGATTTGGCGTTAGCAGTAAGATCAACAGCAGGTTTCCCTCCAACTGGTACTTTAGCAATTAAAGACAACACTAATGTTGAGTATGTAAACTATTCTGGAAAATCTGCTACATCATTTACTGGTCTTACAAGAGGAAAAGCTGGAGAAGCCTCTATCAATATCACTCAGGCATCTGGTTCTTCTATAGGAACAGTTTCTAGCTCAGCCAACCTACAAGTTGGAATGAGACTTATTAACGATTTATATCCAGAAGGTACATTTATTGCAGCTATCAATGGAAATACAATTAAAACAAGCAAGGCAGCACTTGATGCAAACCCAACAGGAGTAATCGCAGCGCCAATGGGAGCTACATCAGCGCAATTGTTTACATTTGACGCAGTTGCTCCAACAATGGTAGAGCTAGCGTATCCATCATTCTCAGCATCCATATCACACTGGGGTACCTCAGTTATTATGGACGGAAGATATGATGATGATAAATCTCTCGTCTTTACATATGGACAGAGAAGTTCAACCGCAATTGCAGCAGGGCAATCAAGAGCACTGTTTTCAATTCGTGTAGCACCTTCTGTAGATAACGGTATCGCATCAACATTTGGTGCAAGAGAACTTATTAATAGAATGCAGCTGACGCTAAGAGCACTTGACGTTACAACCTCAACATCTAACGCCAATCTTTTGGTAACAGCGATACTTAATGGTGTACCTTCGGCTTCAACAACTTGGACAAACGCAGTCGGTAACGCTGCAAACGTTGCTAACTCCTCACTGTCTCAGATTGCAGATTATCAATCTGCTGGTAACGTTACAGTAGCTGGTGGTGAAGTTACAGCAGGATTCTTCGTAGGATCTGGAGCAAACTCAATCGACCTATCGGGAGTTAGAGATCTTGGTAACTCAATCCTCGGCGGTGGCGGATCAGCTGCTAACGCCAACATCTATCCAGATGGTCCAGACGTTCTAACTATTGTTGTACAGAACATTGGTTCATCAACAGCATCAGTGTTCGGACGACTATCTTGGACAGAGGCTCAGGCATAAGGTAAAACTATGGCTCTCAACAAGGGTAAGTTTAACACCGACGAAGACCTTCAGGTCAACTCGCTATCTGTAAATAAACGTGCTGGATTTCAGGGGGAAACAACTTTAGCTGGAAATATCCAGCTAAAGGGAACCCTTGATCTTTCAGGCGGTACAGTAAGATTTCAAGATGGTGTTCAGGATAAAATAGCAGTGCCTTCTTTAACAAGAATTAGCACTAAATATTTTCCATATACCCTTAGCAGTTTAGATGAAAGAGACACAATTATTGACATCAGAATGCAGGTTGCAAATAACTTTACGATACCTCTTGATTCTGTTGTAGACTTTCCAATTGGAACAACCATAGATATTTTGCAATCTGGAACAGGCCAAACTACCGTTGTAGCCGCTACTGGTGTAACTTTAAACTTTACTCCAGGTAGAAAATTAAGATTTCAATGGTCAATGGCAACAATTTTAAAGCGTGACGCCAACACATGGCTTCTATTCGGTGATTTAACAGCTTAAGAAAGGTTATTTAAATGGCAAAAAAAGTTGGTAGAAGAGCTCAATTATCTGGTGATTTTGAATTACCAGTACCACCTATCAATGTAACTCTAACAGATGTTGGAACGAATCGCCCATTTAATAATGCAGCAGCAGTAGTATCTTTTGATTATCCACCAGATCAGTTACCAATTATAAGCTATACAGTTGTTGTAAATTGTGGCGCACAAGGATCATTTTCAGAAATTGGAACATCTTCGCCTATTACGGTTATTGGTATTCCTCAAGGAGCTGTTGGTACAGCTACAGTAAAAGCAACAAATGCTAATGGTCAGTCAGAAGCATCAGCTGCTTCATCTTCTGTTACATTTACTACAGTTCCAGCTGCTCCAGCAACAGTAACTTCAACATCTAATACAACTGGTCCAGGACATAGCACAACCGATTTAAGAGGACAAGACACTGTTTCATGGTCTGCTTCAACTTCTGGAGGCAAGCCTTTAACTAAGTATATAATTACTTCTTCAGACAGCTCTGCTCAACCAGGAGGATTAGCATCTCCATATGAGGTTGTTGGAAATCCACCAGCAACAACAATTAATATCAGAGAAACAATGGGAACAACCCAGTCTTATACCGTAGTTGCCGTAAATGCAAACGGAAACTCAACACCAACAACATCTAATCAGGTTACAACATTCTTCTCTCCTCCAGGATTCTTTGCACCACCACTATTTTTCGCCCCACCGCTGTTCTTTGCCCCACCACTATTTTTCAGCCCACCACTATTCTTCAGCCCGCCGCTGTTTTTCAGCCCGCCGCTGTTTTTCAGCCCGCCGCTGTTCTTCGTGCCACCACTATTCTTTAGCCCACCGCTGTTTTTCAGCCCGCCGCTGTTCTTCACCCCGCCAAGATTCTTTGTGCCACCGCTGTTCTTTACCCCACCTAGATTCTTCAGCCCGCCGCTGTTCTTCAGCCCACCGAGATTCTTTGCTCCACCAACATTTTTTGGTCCTCCAGGATTCTTCTCGCCACCTAGATTCTTTGGTCCTCCAGGATTTTGTATTCCAGAAAACACTAACGTCTTAACAAAAGACGGATATAAGAAAGCTAAAGAAATTGTTAATGGCGACATTCTTATAACTGCAGTCTTTGACGAAATTCCAGAAGGTGATCCAAACTGTACTATTGGTTCAGTTTCAAAGAAATGCATATCTCTTGTAGATGCATGGAACTCTGATTCTTTAGAAAATGTTTCTTACATTGAGTCAACAGTCTTTGATATTAATGAACAAGACTACGCTTCAATTGTTAGAATAAATGATGAAGAAAAGTATGATTTATCAACACAAGAACAGATTTTAATAAAAAGAGCAAATAAATACAAATTTATTACAAGCTCTAAATTAAAACAAGGCGATCAAATTGTATCCTATAAAGACAATGAATTAGAATTTATAGATGTTGAAAAGGTTGAAATTGTTAAAAAGGACACCAAGGTGTATTTGATTTATAGAGAACCTTGGGGGCTATTAATTGCAGAGTCAATGCTAGCCTACAACGGATGTAAAACCCTACAAGATACTATTGACTAGGTTTTTTAAATATGATATTATGTATTTATGATATATAATAAACAACAACTATATCCTGGCATATGGAAATACCCAAATTCTTTCCCAGAAGATTTAAACTTAATTCAAAGAATTGAAGATAAGGTAGATTCTGGTGTTTTAAAATGGAATACAGCTACCGTATGCTTAGAAGATCAGGATCTAGAGTATAGAGATTGCCAAGATCTCAAGATGTATAATTTACCAGAATATATAGATATATATAATGACATATATAATTGTCAAAAAGAAGCCGTGCTAGATTACTGCGAAATGTATAGTATTAGAATGGATTTTTGGGAATGGACAAATGTTGTAAAGTATGGAAAAGGACAATATTTTAAGGAGCATTCAGACGACGGTTGGTCATACAAATCCGCCGTTTCTTTGGTAGGATATCCTAATGATAACTATACTGGCGGAGGATTGTTTTTCCCTAAATTTGATTTACACATAGAGCCTAAAGCTGGTGATTTAATTATATTTCCATCTTCATTTATTTATTCTCACATAGCTCTTCCAGTAAATTCTGGAACCAAGTATTCTTTTGTCACCATGTTAGACTATAACGATGATGCCCATTCAAAAGAATATGATGACTATATTGACAAAAAGCATAAGAAGGAGTCAAATTAAATGCTACCAAATGCAGAAACAATTTATCCAGGAATTATTGTATATAGAGATGTATTTAAAAAAGAATATAATTTAGACACTAGACTAGAATCTGTTCTTTCTAAAACACAAGGCAAGAAACACTGGAACCTTGCTCAGACTGGATACGACACCCTAAATAAAGATTATAGAGATGCTTGGGATTTCAAGATTAAAGAAAACCAAGGCGGATCCTTAATGCTTGGTAACGGAACACACGTCGAGCCAGAAGACTTCACAGAAGAAGAATTTGAGCTACGCAGTATTTGGAGAGAGTCAAAGGCTGCTCAACTTTCAGCAGTTTATGACTACATGAATATGTTTCAAATTCCACCATTGAATTATTGGGAAGCTTTTAATTTTATTAAGTATGGTAAAAATCAACACTTTAATGTTCACTCAGATCACGGGTACTCCTACGTTTGCGTTTTATCTTCAGTTGGATACATAAACGACGATTACGAAGGAGGAGAGTTATTTTTTGACAAGCTTGGCGTTAAGGTAAAGCCAAGAGCTGGAGACCTTTATCTTTTCCCATCTTCCTTTATATATTCTCATGCTGCAATGCCAGTAACATCAGGAACAAAATATGCAATTGTAACCATGCTAGATTATCAAGAGGCTCCACATACACCACTGTACAGAGAAATTGAAGCTAGCTATGAATATAATCATATTACTGAAGGGAAAAAGTTTAAGCCAGCAGAACAATTAATGGAAGAGAAATCAGTTGATTAATTTAAATGCTTATAAAGTTTCAGATTTTTCTGCAAACATAGTTCCACTTTCTGCAAAAAGAAATTGGATGGACGAAACTACCCATAAGCATGCATATAGATGTTTCCCTTTAACTTTAAGTAACCAGGTTGGCTGGGGGCTATCTTTCCCTGAAGATATAACATTTATGTGGGATGGAATTACTAGTACTTATCCAGATAACGTTAAAGTCCTTCAGGGAGAAAAATATTGTGAAACGGGTAGGGGACACGCAACAATTAATTTTAAAACTAACCTACGTTTTGTCACTGATAAAAACTATAGCCTTCTTTCCTTTCCAGTTCCAAATAGTTTTACAGATGGGGCAAGTGCGGTTACTAGTATATTAAGTACATCTTTTTTTGAAGGCCCACTACCAGTAGCCTGGAAAATTACCAGACCTTTTGTCCCTATTACAATAAAAGCGAATGAACCATTTATTGCAATTATGCCAATATCTCTTACAGACTTAAATAATTCTACAGTTAATTTAGATGAAGAAAGAAATGCTCCTTTAATTAAAAGAGATATACCGCTTACAATGGAGGGTGCCATGAAAGCAGCAGAAAAAGCAAATTCTGAAGGAACATGGACTGATTACTATAGAGATGCTGTAGACTACATGGGAAACCATTTAGGGGAACATGAAGTTAAATCGATCAAGCTTGGAGTTAAAGATTTAACAAAATGAAAATTGTTTTTAATTCAAATAGAGTTTATAATAACAAGGACACCGCTCCGTCTCCTGCAAAAAAAACAACCCCAAATTGGTTTTTAAATGCCAGTAAATACTGGACAGACAAAGATAATAAGGTTATAGATTTTCCACCTAAAAACAAAAAAGGCCCTGGATTTAAATCGTGCCCAGCGCTACTTGATGTATTTTCATCTGGATATATGTTAACAACTCCATGCGATGTTGCTGTTTCCAGCTATAATGAAGTTACTTATATTCAACCAGAAAAGGGGTTTGAAGGATTTTGTGACTCTAGACCTCATATGGGTGAGTTTTATTATCCAGATGGATACTATAAGCAGTCATATCATTGGTATCCAAACTGGGGATTTACTTTGCCAGAGGGGTATAGCGCTTTAATAACACATCCGATAAATCATTTTGAGCTGCCTTTTTTGACTACAAGCGGTATAATTGACAGTGATAGGTATGGGCCACCAGGACTTATGCCATTTTTTATAAAGAATACTTTTCAAGGTATTATTAAAAAAGGAACTCCTTACGCTCAAATTTTTCCTTATAAAAGAGAAGAATGGACGTCTGAAGTTAACCTTTTTACACAAGAAGAAATGGTTGAAAAGCATGAAGCTCATACAAAAATTTACAGGCAAGACGAGCTTGGAAATGAAAAATTTGGAGTTTACAAACAAAAAACTTGGGTCCCCAAGAAATATGAATAAGATGATAGGTAGAAAAAATGCACGTTAATGAATCTGATTTAAGAACACATAGAACCTCAATTACACCCTCAGGATACTTTGGAGCAGGAAAAGAAAATATTGTTGAGGTGGAAAACTTTCTTACAGAAGAAGAGTGTGAATTTCTGTTAAGTTATGTAAAGGGTAACACTATTTGGGACGGTGGACAAGATGTGGTTAATGAAAACGGAACAGTAATTTATCAGCACGACGTATGGAGAGATCGTGTCGCCACAAGAGCTTCTTTAGATAAAGGAAATCCCGAAGTGTCAGTAATGCTAGAGCAGATTATCCAAAGGCTAAAGCCAGTTATCGAAAAGCATTTTAATGTAGAGGTTTATCCAACAGGACCATGCTTGGTCAGATGGCCAGTAGGGTCTATGCAGTGGCCACATGCAGATAAAGAGTTACATGAAGGTCCAGATGCTGGAAAGCCTGGAAACTTCCCGTGGTATGACATTGGAACAATATTTTATTTAAACGAAGATTATGAAGGCGGAAGACTGCATTTTCCAAAACAGGATGTAGCAATAAGACCTAAAAGAAAAGCAGCATATTTTTTCCCTGGAGACTTGAATTATATTCATGGTGTCGATGTAATTACAGCAGGTACCAGATACACATCGCCTTGGTTTTGGACAATCTCTAAGTTAGATAAGGATTCAGAATGAGTGATATAGTATCAAAAACGTTATACCCTAAAATTGAAGTATACAAAGGGTTGCTACCAGATCATAAAAAGATCTTTGAAATTATAAAATCAACAGAAGGTTTAACGGAGGAAGATAAAGACTCTGGAGAACATTATTTTAATCCGTGGTATCAATGGAGTGCATTTGGCTTATACTCAAGTACAAAGCATAAAGATGCTGTCCAAGACCAGCTTGGAAAAAATGAAACATTTGATAACGAATACTGGGCTGCCGAAACAGTTTTTGACGCATACAATGTAGCACTAGATCATTATATTGAAAAGTATAATGTAGAGCTTCCAAAAGATTCTGAGTTAGGATCCTCATCATTTTGTAAATATCATACAAATGTAGACACTTTAAAAAATAATCTAACTATGCAATTTCATACTGATTTTAAGCAAACAGAAAAAGATATGCCTGGTAATCAATTTTTTATAACTTGTACTGTTTATATAAATGATGATTATGAAGGTGGAGAAATTGAGTTTTATGTAGACGGAGAGTTTGTTCCAGCCTACAAACCAGAAGCAGGGGACATTATGGTATTCCCATCAGGAGAGCCTTACTATCATGGAGTGAGAACAGCAACCCAGGGAAATAAATATTTAATTAGAAACTTTATGTTTTACCCATACGAAGGGTCTGAAGAGTGGCTAGCTAATCAATCAAAGTATGGAGCAGTTAAGTGGGCTCAAATGGAGAGAAGAAGAATGGCCGAAGATGTTTACGGAGGCAATATAGTTTTTAAAGATGGCGTAAGAGTTATGCCGTCTGAACAAGATATACAATATGCATTAGAGGCATTAGAAAGAGAAGAGGAAGCTGGCTATGGAAATTGTAACGCTAAAGGATGACGTTTTTGTTGTAGATAATCTAATAACACCAGAAGAATGTAGTGCAATTATTGGATATCTGGATGGAATTGTAAATGCAGGATTTTTAGAATGGAATCAAATCTCATTCTACGGATCTTTTGCAATGGGATATTGGCCACACGATGACAACCTATTGTTATTTGGCTTACCAAGAGATTATTTTTCACAACTGAAAGAAAAAATTAAAAAGGCTGGAGAAGAATGTTTTGGTAGAGAGCTATCTGAAGTTAGTTATCATGCACAAAAGTGGGTAGTCGGTGCGTTTGCAAGTTTTCATTCAGACAATACTCATGAAGATGGAACTCCCTCTGCATTTTATAAAAGTAAATATGCTGGATTCCTATATTTAAATGATAATTTTGAAGGTGGAGATTTAAACTTTAAGCATCATGACATAGTCATTAAACCAAAGCCAGGAAGACTAGCATTCTTTAAAGGTGGTTATGGCAACGAGCACGAAGTGTCAACTGTTAAGAATGCAGAAAGATATACAGTAGGATCTTTTTGGGATAATGCTGATGCTGTATACACTCCAGAACAAATAGCGGAGTGGGAAGCTGAATTGAAGCAAACAAGAGCCGAGCAAGAAGAAACTTACAAGGAATGGGCTAAGGCTAAAGAAGAAGGAACTCCTTTACAATATAAGGCAAAATATGATTAAAGAAGTTCTTCATCCTAAGGTGCATTACTACAGAAATGTTATTGAGGATCCAGGTCTATTTTTAAAAGAACTAGAGGAGTCTGATCTAGATCCATCTTATGTTCCACAAATAGGTCCATGGCAAGAGTGGAGATCTTCTTCTGGAACCAATGATGTTTTTGGTAAACAAAAGGAATGTCGACTTAACAATTTTAAAAATCAAACAGTCGGAGATAAAATAAACTCAAAGCTTTGCTCTATGTTAGCTTACAAAGTTATAAATATCGAAGAGTCTTTTTGCAAAGATACAGGTATTGAGCCAGGATATTTGCCCACAACCTTTTTTATTAAGAAGTATGATGTTGGCGCATATATGGGATCCCACATAGACTCATATGATGATGACCAAGATCCACTAACGGTTTCAATGGTTGTCTATTTAAATGACGACTATGAAGGCGGAGAGATAAACTTTCCAGATTTCAATATATCCATTAAGCCAGAAGCTGGAAGCGTTGTTGTTTTTGAGTCAAAGGACACATTTCATGAACCTGCAGAAACAACCTCTGGGAACAAATATCTAATTCCCATATTCTTTTATAAAAGGTAATATCTAGTATATAATATAATTATGACATATCAGATGAAGGTTATCAAGGACTACCCAATAGGCTTCTGGCCCCTGGATGAGTCTTCTGGTACAACCGCTACAGATATTTCTGGATGTGGAAATAATGCTACCTATGTAGGATCTCCTGTATCAAATATACTTCCCTTAGTTTCTGGTGGAGTTTCTGGAACCCGCATTACAAATACAGCATATATAACTTTACCTGTTACAAAAGATTATTATGGAGCAACTGTCGGAGCGGGCTTTGGAACAAAATATACTTCAGATAATGATTTTACAATAGAGGCATGGATACACCCATCAATTGAATCTTCTTCAGAGACACCAATATTTGCAGACCCAACAAATGACATAGGTTTATTCTGGGAAAATGGAGATATATTATTTAAGGTATCAGACACAGAATCAATTAGATACTGCGTTACATACAGTAAGAAGTCCATACACCTTGTCGGAGTTTACTCAGTAGGAGCTATTACCCTATATATAGATTCATTTGCCGTTGACTCCAAAGCTTTATCTAATTTTAAATTTACAAACACAACACTAGGATTACAGGTAGGCCCAACATCAGTTGTCGGAGATACATTTATTATAGATGCTCCAGCTGTATACAGATATGGACTACAGCCTGATTCTATAAGAAAGCATTATGTAGATGGAAATATTTCTACTTCCGCAATTAATGTTGTTTATCCAGATAAAGGAATATTATTCACTGGAACAGATGCAAACATTAAAGCTGTAATGGACTACTCATATCCAGCAAGCAAGGCGTGGTCAGATTTTGTAGATGAAAACACATACTACGATTCAAATAACAGATACATTTCTTTTTATAAAACAGATACAGTCGAAGCCAAAACCTTTATCATAAATGATTACTTTTTCGTTCCTTCACAAATAGGCTTAACTACTTCAAAAATTGAATGGCGGAATGATCTAGGAATTACAGTAGAGTCTAGTGTAGATGGAATTGCATATTCTCAGTGTGTAAATGGACAGCCATTGCCACAATATACTAAAGATTCATTTAACTCTAGCGGTAACGTATACATTAGAATTACAATGTCTACTACAGATGCAAGCAAATATCTACCAAAACTATCATTCTTTTGTATAACATTTTATGCTGATAGAACAATATATGCAGATAATTTTGGGGATAAAATAACCTCTTCAACTGATTATTACTTAGGCTCCTTGAATTACCCAATTTTATCAAGACATTATATGAATGGAATTAGGGCTAAAAGTGGATCAGGATTTAGTTTAAATTCATCTACTTCTGTGAAGTCTATAGAGATGTTCTTTACGCCCCTTACGTTGGCCGCTAACACCCTTTTGTATGCCTACAACCCTTCTACTACCAGACTAGCCTGGAACGGCTCTGGAGTGGTTTCTAAGGCCAATATAGCCAAGATATATGTAAACAATGTAGATGTAACTAATCAAACAAACATTAGTTCCTATTTAGTTGAAGAAGAGCCACATCACATTGTAATCGTATTTACTGATCCAGTAACTGCAGAATTAAGATTTAATTATGAGCTTATGTCGGGGTCGGGAGGGCCAAGCAACCTTTATAAGAATATTGCTACCTACAACTCTGAGTTAACAGCATCAAAAATTGAAACCCACTTCGAGCTTTATTGCGGAAAGCCTGTGGAATCAATTACAGAAAATGCCATAACCATGACAGAATTAGCCACAAAGTATTATAATAATGACTGGGTCGTTCTACAAAGCATATAATTTTGTCATCTGCCTTGACAAAAAGCTGGACTTAGGCCATAAAGAATGGTAAAATAAACTTCTATGGATATTAGTAAAGCAAATACAAAGATTCTGCAGGAAGAGTCAACGCTAGGCATATATGTTTGGGAAATGCCAGACGGCAGATGGATTGGAGACGAAGATGGGAATTATCTTTCGATCACGTCGAAAAAAGGCAATAGATCCAGAATCGATGCTTTGGCTAGAGAAGTTCGCACATTCGGTATATATGAAGGCGGGCCTAAATTTCTTTCAGCAAGACGCAAAATTACAGATGAAGAATACGCAGAACAAGAGCAAAGACTTAAGTGGGGACTAGTTCCTGATCCTTTGGATATTGGAAACTATAAAGACGAAATTAAAAATTTAAGGGCAGAGGGACAGTAATGATTCAATACGAAGAAGACAATGATTCACAAGAGATCGCTATATCTAATGTTGCCGACTGGATGAAGTTTAATACTCCAAGAGAGCAAACAAGCACAGACCTATTTAAGGTAAGCGGAGAAGACCTCACAAAGATATCGGGTTTAAGTCCTGCATTCCGTCGAAAGATGAGTAGGGAATTACAAAAAAGATTTCAAGGTATTGAAGGAACTGAAACACAACAAAATTTATTGGCACAAGCAATTACTGGCTACGCCATGTTCGATCTTATAGAGCCACCATACAACTTAGATTACCTTTCAACTATTTATGAAATTTCTCCATACAACTATTCAGCAATTAACGCTAAGGTTTCAAATATTGTTGGTCTTGGACACGACTTTATTGAAACACGTAAGACTCAAGAAGCATTTGATAATATTACAGATGATAAAGCATTAGATCGTGCACGTAGAAAGCTAAATAGACTTCGTCAAGACTTATATGATTGGCTAGAGCAGTGCAACGAAGAAGAAACATTTACAGAAACATTAATTAAAGTCTACACTGATGTTGAAGCAACAGGAAATGGTTATATAGAAATTGGTAGAACTTCTGCTGGAAGAATTGGATATATAGGACATATCCCAGCAAAGACAATGCGTGTTCGTCGCCTTCGTGACGGCTTTATTCAGTTGTTATACGGTAAGGCAGTATACTTCCGCAACTTTGGAGATCAAGAAACAGAGAACCCAATTGCAGGAGGACTAGATAGACCAAATGAAATTATTCATCTAAAGAAATACACGCCAACAAATAACTACTATGGAATCCCAGATATCGTGGCATCTTCAAATGCTATGGCTGGAAACGAGTTTGCAGGAAAGTACAACCTTGACTACTTTGAGAACAAGGCGGTTCCAAGATATATAATCACCGTAAAGGGTGCTAAGTTATCAACAGAGTCTGAGCGTAAATTACTCGAGTTTTTCCAGGTAGGTCTAAGGGGTAAAAATCATAGATCTTTATACATTCCTCTTCCACCAGATTCACCAGACTCAAAGGTTGAATTTAAGATGGAGCCAATTGAAGCTGGAACTCAGGAGTCTTCATTTAACGTATATCGTAAATCTAATAGAGACGAAATTCTATTATCTCATCGTGTCCCAATTAATAAAATTGGAACTCCAGAAGGAGTCAACCTTGCAGTCGCAAGAGATGCAGACAAAACATTCAGAGAGCAGGTATGTCGTCCAGCTCAAATGAATTTAGAAAAGAAATTAAATAAAATTATTGAAGAAATGACAGATGCCTTACTTCTTAAATTTAATGAGCTTACTCTAACCGACGAAGATACTCAGTCAAAAATTGATGAGAGATATTTAAGGATGCAGGTAATTACCCCTAATGAGGTAAGAATTAGAATGGGTCTGGTCCCTATTGACGGCGGAGATAAAGTTGTTGAATTAAAGCCACAGCAACAGGCAGAGGCAAGAGCACAGGCAGGAAAAACCAGATCTAGAGATTCTGAAAGGTCTGCAAATTCCCCAGATGTTTCTGGAGAAGGCCGAAATACTCAGGGCGACGGACGACAAGTCGAATAACCTTACTCAACTGATTATTTGCCTTATATACAATAACGTTATAAAATTAAGCATATGAACATTGAAAAATCACTATGGTCTTCGCATGGCGACAACCTTACATTATCGGTTCCTTTTACTAAAGTTAACCGTGAAAAAAGAACTGTCTCAGGATTTGCAACTTTAGATAATATCGACCAGACTGGCGATGTTGTTACTGCTGAAGCAAGTCTAAAAGCGTTTGAAAGTTTTCGTGGAAACATTCGTGAGATGCATGGATCAAATGCAGTTGGCAAAATGGTTTCATTTAAGCCAGAAACATTTTATGATCCAACAACAAAAGAATTTTACAATGGAGTTTATGTTGATGCATACATTTCAAAAGGTGCCCAAGACACTTGGGAAAAAATTCTAGATGGAACATTAGCAGGATTTTCAATTGGCGGAAAGATTGTAGATTCAGAAAACGAAGTTAACAAGTCTACAGGTAAGCCAGTAAGATTTATTAAAGAATATGCATTGATGGAATTGTCAGTAGTTGACTCTCCAGCAAATGAACTATGCAACATCTTGTCTGTTCAGAAAATGAATGGTCAGCTAGTATTTAAAGGAATGGCAACAGAAGTTGTAGCAGAAAATATTTTTTATTGTGCAGATACTGATTCAGTGTTTGTATCAAAAGAGTCATCTTATGATTCCCCAGTTACAGGTAAGCCTGCAACATTAATTGGTTGGGTAGAGTCAAACGATGTTAACAAAGCAAAAGAAATAGATAAGATTCTTGATTTACACAAAAAGTCAAGATTGTCGACGCCTGAAACACAAATTGCAAAACAGGCAGACATAGAAGGAGGTAAAGAAGTGTCAGAAAATACAGAAAACGTAATTGCAGAAGATGCAGTAGCACCAGAAGCAATCGTAGAAGACACAGCAGTAGATGCTCCCGCAGAGGAAGCACCAGCTGTTGAAGAAGCTCCTGCAGATGCAGTAGCAGACGCTTCTGCCGAATCTCTAGAAAAAGCAGCCGACGTATCAGAAGTTGTGGTTGATGAACCTGATTTTGCAAAGATGCTTGGCGATCTTAAAGGCTTTTTCTCAGAAACACTAAATAAGGCTTCAGAAGCAAATGCTACTCAAGTTTCAACTATTAAAGAAACAGTTGAAGCATTTAGCAAGAGCGCTGATGTTCGTATTTCAGAATTGGCAGAACAAAATGCAGCACTTTCAAAGGCTGTAGAAGATATCAAGAACACGATTGATGGCGTACAAAAGCGTGTCGATGCAGTAGAATCAGAGACTGCAATTAAGAAGTCCTCTGACCTTGGCGGGTCACAGGAAGTAACAATCAAAAAATCAAAGTGGAACGGTTCTTTCCTCGGTTCCGTAACAGAATTAATTAAATAAGGTAGGTGAAATATAATATGAGTAATGAAACATTAGAAAAGGCAATCGCAGCAGGCACAACTGCTACAGGTACATTTGCTTCTACCACAGGTGGAGCAGGAGTTCACGTAGCTAGCGAAGCTGGCAACGGTGGTCTTCTAAATGCAGAACAATCAGCCCGCTTTCTAGATTATATGTTCGACGCAACCGTAATTGGAAAAGTCGCCCGTACAGTCAGAATGAGAAGCGATACAGCAGAGATTGATCGTATGTCCGTTGGTGAGAAGCTTATGACTCTCGCAACAGAAGGAGATACAACTGGCTCAAACGCAGCAGTTACTTTCTCAAAGATCTCTCTTCAAACAAAGAAACTTCGCTTGAACTGGGAGCTTTCAACTGAGTCTCTAGAAGACAATATTGAAGGTCCAGATCTAGAAGATCACATTGCCCGTTTGATGGCAACACAAGCAGGTAACGATATTGAAGATGTAATCCTTAATGGAAATACAGCTTTGTCTAGCGATGACCTATACAAGTCATTTGATGGCGTTGTAAAGAAGGCCAAGACTAGCGGACACGTTGTAGC